GTCTTGTCTCTACGCCTACGCCGCATGACGGAGGCCGCGATCGCGGCCATCGTCCAAGTGTCCGAGGCCACCATCAGCCGCGACCTTGAATGGATTGCGCAGAATTGGCGCGACCGCTACGGCTTGCTCCCGCAGGCGGACCCCGCTGAAGTCATCGGCGAAACGCTGGCGCTGTGGCAGGACGGGGAGAAGCTCGCGCTGCTGGAACACTCACGCATCGCGGACGAATGCTCGCGGCACGAGACCATCGATGTCGAGTGCGACGACTGCCACAAGACGAAGAAGGTGGTGGTCAACCGGCGCATCGATCCGATCTTCGCGGCCAAGCAGCGCATGGCGTGCCTGGCCACCGCGATGAACGCACGCGAGAAGCAAATCCACCTGCTACAAGACTTGGGGGTGCTGGAGCGGGCGCTGGGTTCGCTACGCGTGACCTTGCCGCGCGCGGCTGAGATTCGTGAATCGATGCGGCGTATCCAAGCGGAAGAACTGCATCTCGTGAGCGAGGCCGAGCGCCCGCCACGACCGCCGAAGGTCAACTGATTCCCCAGGCGCGGCCCTGACCATTCGGCGGGCCCTTGGCGTCTGGCGGGAGGTGAGTGATGTCCAGCCCGTCTGCCTCGCGCTCGCCGTCGGCGTCGCATTCTCCATCGGCCAGTTCGAGCTCGTCGGTTTCCCCCAGCGCATCAGTGTCGCTGAGCTTGAGTCCGTCGGCGAGCATCTCCCCGAGCGCGTCCGCCTCGCCTTCGCGTAGCCCGAGCGCGAGCAGCAGTTCCTCACGGTCGCCGTCTTCAAGCCTGAGCCCGTCGGCGAGCACCAGCCCGTCGCGGTCGCCGAGCGCCTCCATCAGCCCGAGCGCGAGCGGGAGTCCCTCGGCAAGCGAATCGCCTTCGGCAAGCGAATCGCAGTCGCTCTCGCCCTCGGCCAGTAGTTCGCCGAGCATCAGCCCGAGCGAATCGACCTCACCGAGCGCCAGCGAATCCATCTCGCCGAGCGCGAGCGAATCGACCTCACCGAGCGCCAGCGAATCGCCGAGCGCGAGTGCATCCATCTCGCCCAGCGCGAGCGAATCGCAGTCGCCCAGCGCGAGCGAGTCGCCCAGCGCGAGCGAGTCGCCCAGCCTGAGCCCATCGGCGAGTGCGTCGCAGTCGCCGTCGGCATCGCGCTCGCCGAGCATCTCCCCGAGCGCGAGCGAGTCGATTTCGCCATCGGCGAGCGCGTCGCCCAGCCTCTCGCCCTCCGCGAGCCAGTCGCGCAGCCCGAGCGCATCGGCCAGTCTCTCGCGGTCCCCCAGCGCATCGGTGTCGCCCAGCGCGAGCGTAAGTCCCTCGCCGACCCCGCACGGGTACGTCGCCCTCGCCGTGCGGTATGATGCGTTGCAGGACTACCTACGGAGCCTCGACAGCGCGGGGAAGATCATCCAGTTCACCTTCCCTGTCGCCTACGCGCAGAAGGTCATGGTCATCTCGCACGACTAGGGTGCGATGACCCGAGCCGATCTTGAGCGAGCGGGCGTCTTCGTCACCGTGACGCGCAGACAGGGAAGATGACGGTCATCCTCGCACGCGACGCTCTGCGTAGACCAGACTCACGATGAGCACGGGTCCGCACTCCCATCGCCCCCCGCGCGTGGGTGCCCGCGCGACCACGTGGGTGCCCGCAGACGGGTTCAACGAAATCGCGCCGGGCGTCTGGGAACCCGAAGGCTATCTCCGAACGAAGTGGGAAATCCAAGCGCCCGAGATCCGCTCGCTGAAAGATGCCGACGAGGAGTGGCTGCGATGCGCGCATGACGGCTGGGGCCTGCAGTGGTTCGCCTTCCATCATTGCTGGAGCTTGGACGTTGACGACCCTAGCGGTGCGCCTCAGTGGCGCAAGTTCCCGCTCTATCCGTACTTGCGCCGGTTCTTTGAAGCCGCCCAAGTACCTTCAAACATTCATGTGGAGAAGTCGCGGCAGATGCTTCTCTCCTGGGCGTGGATGGTCGTGTTCCTGTGGGACATCCTGTTCCACGACGACTGGGGCGACATGGTGCTCAGTCGCCGCGCCGATGAAGTCGACGATGGTGGGGCAGGATCGACGCCGGACTCGCTCCTCGGCAAGGTGCGGCATCTCTGGCTCGCGCTCCCGCCGTACTTGCAAGAGCCGATGGACTTCAAGCTCGGTTTCGCGAAGAACGATGGCCGCGGCAGCTACATTCGCGGAGAGACGGGCACGCCCAAAGCCGGCCGCGGGCGCGCGAACAAGCGGGCGCTGATGGACGAAGCGGCTTACATCGAGAAGTCCGAGGCCATCTTCAAGGGACTGCGCCAGGCGGCCAAGGGCGGCACTTGTTTGAGTTCGACGCCGAACGGCAAGGGGAACGTCTTTGCCCGCCTACGCTTTTCCCCCACGACCACATTCCGCAAGCTGTCCTTCCATTGGACCGAGCATCCCCGCAAGGCCGCAGGCTTGTACTGCACCTGCGGCTGGCAGCTTGAGGCGGTCACGCCGAGCCCTGAAGAACTGGACCGCGATGAACTTCTGCCGGCTCGCGACAAGTTCTTGGCGCATGAATGTGCCAACCTCCGCGGCCCGGCGCTCCGCCCTCCTGAAGCTCGCAGCCCGTGGTACGACCGTGAGTGTCAAGACCTCACGCCCGAAGGCGTGGCGTCCGAACTCGACATCAGCTACGAGCGGTCCCGACGTGGTCGCGTGTTTGAGAGCTTCGATTCGACGCGCCATGTTCTTGAGGCGACACCGGAACGCCAGGAGCGCGAATCGATGGACGCGCATCGGGAGCGCTATCTCCGCCGGGTGCTTGAGCCGAACCGTCCGTGCGTCGTGGGATGGGACTTCGGCGTCGATGATCCGACCTCGTTGCTGCTCGGCCAAGTGATCGATGAGAGTAGCTTGACGATCCGCTGGGTCGATGAGTACGAGCGGCGCGATGCCTCGTGGGATCACTACCACGCCTTCGTGAATGGGCTCTGGGCCCCGATCGTTAATGCGGTCACGGGCCTCGACCTCATGCACTACGGCGACCCTTCGGGCAAGAACCGTGAGAGCGACTTGACGTCGTGGATTTCAAACCTGCGATCCCGCGAACCGCGCATCGTCGTGATCCACGAACCGAAGCGCGGATCGATGCTAGAGTGGCTGGACTTTCTCCACGATCTGATCCGCAAGGGTCGTTTCGAGGTGTCGGCGTACTGCACGCATCTGATCGACGCGGTGAACAACTACCACTGGCCGCTCGACTCGGAAGGCAACCCCGTGCCGGGCAAGCAGTTGCCCGTCCACGATGACTGGTCCCATGCCTGCTCGGCGCTACGCTACGTCTACCAATTCCGCTACTGGCAACGCCTGCCCGACTTCGACCGGCGCATCGTCACCGCGGGTGCGATCTTGCGACCCGATGATTCCGACTACGCGGGCGAGCGCGACCGCCAACCTGGCGACGTCGTCAGGCCGATGGACAACCCCAAGCCCGATCCGCCCCCGCGTCTGTCCTACTTCTAGCGGAGGCCCATTTATGGTCATCGCGTGTCCCTTCTGTCGCGAAGCATCGCCAGACATGCTGGAGGAGTGGCGCGGTCAAGGTTTCTGTAGCGCCTGCGGACGGAGCTGGCATATCGAGCAGTCGGCCAAGGCGGCTGACATCCCCCCCGACGCGGAGACACCGGAAGTGGCTGAGAAGCGGGAGTTACGTAGTCACTTCCTTGACACTGCGAGGGCGCACGCGCATGCTCGCGTGCGACGGTTCTAAACACATGGCGTCACGACTTCAATTCCTGCGCGATGTTCTGCCGTGGCTGGCCCGCCCAACCTTGGGCAATGCGGCCATCATCAACGCCGATACGCGCCCAGGCCAGCAGCCGGCAACTTCGCCGACCATCGCCAACGATGGCGTACCGCCGCATGTCCATCCGATCACGCGCGGCGCTGAGTTTGGCGCGAGCGGCACGGAAAACTTCGGCGGCTACATCCGCCGCGAAGATTACAACCCCGAGCTGGACAACTTCGTCACGGCGGTGCGCATCTACGACAAGATGCGCATGGGGGACGCGCAGATTCGTGCGATGCTGTCGGTCATCAAGCTGCCGTTGCGCGGGGCCACTTGGACGTGTCTCCCACCCACCGATGGCGACAACGTCGATCAGGCGATTGCCGACTTCTGCAACCATGCCCTGTTCGAGGACGACGCGATGGAGTCGTCGTGGGACAGTACCCTGCGGCACATCCTCCTCCAACTGGATTTCGGCTTTAGCGTCCTCGAGAAAGTCTGGAAGGTCGACGACGAGGGCGCGTATCGTCTTCTTCGCCTCGCCCCGCGTCTGCCGAAGACGATTCGCATGTGGCATGTCGATCGCAACGGGCGGTTGAAGGCGGTTGTGCAGTACGCACCCGTTCCCGTCAGCACGTCGTACCCAGCAGCGGGGAGTGGACGCATGCTCCCTGGCGGTGGCCAGCGCGACGTCCCGTTGAGCGGGATCTATCCGGGGGTCGCGAACGCCTCCCCCGTTCACTACGGCACGGCGGTGTCGTTTCAGTATTTAGAGATCCCCGCTGAGTATTGTCTGGTCTGCACGTTGGAACGTGAAGGCGACAACTACCAAGGGCGGTCCCTCTTGAGGCCGATATATCGCAATTTCTACTTCAAGGACCAGGCGTATCACCAGGAGGGCGTCAGGCTAGACCGATGGGGCGTGGGCATTCCCGTCGCCCAACTGGAAGAAGGCCACACGCTCAACCAGCAGGACCTCGATGCCTTGGTCGAAGTCTTGAAAGCCGTGCGGGCGAACGAGCGGGCGTACCTGATTGCCCCGCCGCATGTGACCTACGATCTGTTGCCGAAGACGGGAAGTGCGACGGCGGGGTCGGGCGCGTCCCAGTGGATCGATCATCACGACCAGCAGATCGCCCGCAATGTGCTGGCTGGCTTTCTGACAATGGGGCAGGACCCGCATGGGACGTTAGGGTTTGGGTCGCGGTTGACGGACATGTTCGTGTCCAGCCTGAACGGCGTGGCGGCGGGCATTAGCGCCGACCTCAAGCACCAGGTCGTGAAGCAGCTGTGCTATTTGAACTTCGACATGACGAAGCGGAAGTACCCGCGCGTCACCTGTCGCGACTTGGAGCGCGTCGATCTGCAGAACTTGGTGACCACGCTCGCCACGCTCTCGCGGTCAGCCTCGCCGGGAAAATCGGGCCAGCAGCAGCCGCAGGCCCCCGGTCAAACGCAAGAAGGGGCGCAGGAAGCGGCTGAGAAGTCGGCGTGGCTCACGCCCGACGACGAGACCGAGAAACTCCTACGCAAGCTGCTCGATCTGCCGCCGATGGAGGAGTCGGAAACGCGGAAGTCGAAGAAGCCGGTGCCTCCGCAGGCACCCGCGCCGATCGGCGCACCACCAGCGACCGCGCCGGGGCCTGAGCCCCCGAAGCCGGGCGCCAACGAGGACTCGGCGAAAGCCGGCTAAGGAGGAAGAAGAATGTTCAGAGGTATTCGCATTCATGGGAGCCGCCCAGACGGGGTACTTCTCTGTGATCTCGGCGACCGGCAGCTCATCCTGGTGAACGTCGTCGATCACGTGAAGACCACCGTGCTGACCGACCGCGCCGTCGATCAGTTCGGGCCGTGGGCCCTGTTCGGGGCCGTCAAGCCCGATGACTCCGTGCGGAAGACCATGCTCGCCATCGTGGACCAACCCGGCAACGTCGTGCCCGCGTCGGCGGTGGGAGCGCTGGACTTCAACTATCGCGATGTGCAGAACATGAACGGCCCGTCGCGGCAAGAGTTCGCCGACATGTTGCAGACGGCGAACCTGGAAGTGGGGTCGGAACTCCCCGACACGCAAAACTTCCAGGATGACGGCCAGTTCTTCCAGCATTGCATCTCGGAGATCGTGCCGTCGCTGAACGCGGCGGGGATCACCATTGAGAACCCGAACTCGTTCTGTGCGCTGATGCACCTGGAGCGCACCGGCATAATGCCGCGCGCCACGTCGGCCGAGGCGGCGGCGGTCGCGGCCACGCCGCAGCCCGTGGCTGAAGCGTCCGACATCCCAAGTCAGGTCACGGTGCCTGCGCCGGGCGGCATCCAGCCGACGGTGGGCATGGCGTCGCTGAGTGACGACGGGCCGAGCAACGTCGCGCTCGCGGTCACACCGGGCGAGGCCGCCGCCACAGAGATGCCGGATCTGCCCGATCTGGAGAGCGGGGATGAGGGCGACGCCGAGGACGAGGCCGAACCCATCGATGAGAAGGCGGTCAGCGCGAAGGTCAAGGAAATCGATGAGTGCCTGGACGAATGCGGGGGCTTCGTGGACGAGCTGATGGAGCTCCTCAGCATCGAGGCCCAGGAGGAGTTCGACAATCCCGACAAGAGCCTGAGCCTGGCGGCCAAGCTGAGCGCGATTCGCAACTTCGGGGCTCCTGAGCCGAACGATGCGGGCCTGCCGATGAACACGCCGGTCGCGCCTGTGTCCGCCGCGCCGCATGGCGTGGCAGGAGGGGCGTTGGGCGTGGCGGCGGCCGAGGCCTTCCCTGGCGCGAAGCCGCCCTTCGGCTCGAAGGACGCGAGTGAGGTCGCGGGCAAGCCCGATGAGAATCCGGCCTCGGACACCGAGGGCAAGCCCGAGGTCACGAGTCAGCCGTCGGTGATCGGGCCCGGCCCGAAGCCGAATCCCTTTGCTGCGAAGGGGTCATCGATTGGGAAGCCGAACAAGAAGAAGCCCGCGGTTGTCGAAGCCTGCGGTCAGCCGACCAAGCCGTAGTCGTTGGCCAGAGCGGGGACGTCCTCATAGGATGTCGCTGGGGCGCGAGCCGGACCTGGCCGCTCCGCTCTGGCCTTTTCCAGACGCGAGGACTTTCCATGAGCGTAGGCTGGCCGCCACTTGACCATAGCGGCGACGATGCGTTCGATACGGACGACTTCGGACCCTGTCCGGTCGGCCAAGAGGACGCTTATCCGGCCCGCACGCAGCGACCGCGCGAGCGTGTGACCGACATCGTAGCCGGTCATCCTGGCGCAGAAGCGTACATCCACGACGCGGAGATGAGCGACATGCGGCGCGTCGGGGCGTCCCTCGCCAGCGATGCGCCAGGCGACGTGCGCGAATCACACACCTTCCGCATGCGCCCACAGGACGACCCGCGCGACTTCGATGAGGAGCGATGACGATGCGCCCGAGTCGCTTCGATCTGGAAACCCTCGGCGAGATCATCGGCGAGGAATACGCCCACCTCGACCTCGACGCGAAGTCGTGGGAGAAGTTCAACGCGCTGCGCAAGCGCAAGGGGCGTACCGCGCGATCGATGGAACAGAAGAAGACCGCGACCCCGACAACGGAGGAAGAGAAAGCCGCGTGGACGACGCCCGCACCCAGTCTCGACAAGGAATGGTACGCCAAGACGCCTGAAGCGGAGCGTGACCGCATCGCCGACGCCACGAACGCGATTCCCAAGCGCATCGCTGCGCTGACGACGGATGAGCCGTGGCCCGAAACGGGCGACCCGTTTGAAGACATTCGCGCCCGCATCGATCAGTGTGCGGACAAACTCGCGCCAGAAGCGATCAAGATGATCGGGCATGTGGCCGAGAACATCGCGGACCGTATCCTGTCGCGGGCGCAAGACCTTTCTGCGGGCGCGGCGCTGGTGCGCATGGCCACCGATGCCCTCATCGCGCAAGAAGTCGAAGCGGCCACGCGCGTGCTGGGCGACCACGGCATTCACCACCTCTACGGCAACCTGCGCACGACCGACGATCTACTCCGCGCGTCGGGCGGCACGACCAACGATCGCATCATCGGCGCCCTCGTGGCGACGTTCCACGACACCGGCTATCTCACCGATCCGGCGCGGGCTTGGCAGGACAAAGGCCACGGCCATTGGAGCCAGCAGCACTTCGATGCCAACGTCGGTCCGCTGGTGGAGAAGGCGTTTGGGCCTGAGGCAGCGAAGCGCACGTCGAGCATCATCGCCACGCACGACGCGAAGGATATGGACTGGGAGAACGACAAGCTCGCATCGAGTTGCCGCTTAGCCGACAACGTCGCCTTGTTTTATCCCGAGAAGACGCCTGGCCTGTTCCGCTACGTGCCGGAGAACCGCACCGCGATGGAAGCGTTCGCCCGCGGCGAGATGGATGTGTCGACGTTGCAGAACACGCTCACCGACAATATCAAGAAGTCGAACTTGCCCGAGGGTCTGAAGTCGCAGTTGGCGAGGGCCACGTCAGAGGTCAATGCGGGACTGCCGAAGTTCATCGGCGGGATGTGGAGCGGGAAGATCAAGCGCGTATCGTGGGACCGCCAGTACAAGGCTCCCGTCATCCACGTGGTCAATCGCGGGAACGATGCGCTGATGAGTGTCTTGGACATGGGTCAGGCGTCGTTCGCGAAGATGGCGAAGGAGTTCGGCAAGAAGCTGGACGACTTCAAGGCATCGCCGATTCAGTACTTCGGCAACCCGCCGAAGGTCATCATCAGGGTGAGCGGCAAGAAGATCCTACGCGACATCCCCATCGGGGCCTTCCTTCTGGCACGGAGACGAACATGAGCATCAAACGCGAAGACCTGGAAGCGGCGGGACGGGCGGTGGGCGAGGAGATGGCGCTCTCGCTGCGCAACGTCGGCATGAACCTCGACTCGAAGTCGTGGGAGAAGTTCAACGCCGCCCGCAAGGCCCGTCGCGGCCAAGGCCGCAACCAAGTCGGGTCAGCGGCCAATGCTGAGAGCGGCCAGTCGGAGCCGCTGAGTGGCAAGGTCACGAAGCCGCCCGCGCCTTCGACCACGGCGCATCGCACGCGGCACGATCCGATGGACGAGGCGATGGCTGAGTTCGGGGCCGACGATGATGCTGCCGCCGCACGCGCTCGCATGGCGGGTAGCGGGGCTGGACGCAAGCGCGTGGTGCCCGATATGCCGGCGCTCAGCACGCCGCGGCCGATCAACGGCACGCTGGTGAGTGGGATGGATACGAATGTGGTGACGGTGCCGGGCCACCGCGAAGGGGCGCTGAAGTCTGGGCCGCTCATCAAGAAGTACATTGAGTCTGGGCGCGACGTCACGTTGCATACGGCCACGCAGGCGGGCACGGTGTCCATCACCGACTTCAAGCCGGGGTCCACGATGGTGTTCCGCTACGACGGCATGCGGAAGGTCGCCACGCTGAAGGTGCCGAACATGACGAAGCCGTGGGATGGCACGGAGGAAGGCCCGAAGCCCAAAGCCCAGCGTGCGCGAGCACGCGCGGTCGTCCCGCGCATACGACCCCGTCGTTGGCGCAAGGAACGGGCGGGCGGGAGCGACATCAAGGAAATCCCGGGCTGGCGGGCGGCGCTGGGTGTGAAGGACTGAAACATCAAGGAAATCCCGGGCTGGCGGGCGGCGCTGGGTGTGAAGGACTGAACATGGCGAACGAACGCGACCTCAAGAGTGCGGGCGAGCGGATCGGCGTGGAGCTGGCCACCATCGGGATGCATCTCGACTCCGCGTCGTGGGCCAAGTGGAACGCGCAGCGCCGTGCGGCATCCCGAGGTCGCCGCGCCAATCGTGCCGCCGCCAACGATGTGAACCGCGACTACGAAGAACAGCATGGGCAGCGGTCGCCCAATACACCCGATGGGCGCCGTTCAGCCACACCGCCGACCCCGCCACGCACGGCGGGACTCCTGCCCGGCGAGGACGACCCCGCCGATCCCACGCCGCGGTTCAGCGGTTCCCGCACGTCGGCGGCGAACGCCGCACGGCGGGGATGGACGAACGTCAACAGTAGCGGTCAGGGTGAAGACCCCACCCACGCGCAGAATCCGCACGACGCCACCATCACCAAGCACGGCTACACGTACAGCCACTCGACGCCGATCATGAATGGCTACGGGAACGACGTTGCCTACGTGGCCCACACCTACAAGAATGGTCCGCACAACATTTCCGTGAACGTCAGTCCGGGCGGGCAGGTCAAGTGGCACACCAGCACCAGCACGGCGAGCGGAACCGCGCATCATGGCGAGGACGACGCGATGCTGGATCGGCATCTGGCGTCGAAAGCAAAGCGGTACCCAGAACTGCCCAGACGATCCGCGATGACCGATGAACTGGGGCGACCCATCTCAGAAGCATCAGCACGCAAGACGCCCCTCAGTCCTAGTGGGCGAAGGCGGGGTCGGTCGGCGGCGGCGGCGACTGGCGGTCACGGCACGGGGGCCGCGCCTGGGTCGGCCGATGCGCGTCGTGAGGTTGTTGACCCAGCCACCGGCCAGATTCGGATCGGCGGCAAGAACACGGGCACCTACATCGGGAGCTGAAATGGCGAACGAGCGTGGAGGAGCAATGGCGAAGGAACAGAACCAGAAGCAGGCGCTTGAAGCGGCTGGCGAGATCGTCGGGGCTGAAATCGCCGAGCAGCGCGTAGACCTTGACTGGACGAAGTGGAACGAGGCGCGCAAGAAGGGGCGAACCGGACGCACACACAACGTCGCCACTCCCGCCGGTCGAGCGACGGCCAGAACGGTCGCCCGTCGCGGCCAGCCAGGTCACGATCCGCACGCGGCGATGGTGCGCGATGCCGTGCAACGCGCCACGGGCGTCGATACCAGCACGGTCACCCGCACGACGCAGGGACTTGTGGCGGGGCGTGGTCCCGCGTGGATGGGCAACCGCACCGCCGAGAAGATGCATCGCGACGCCGTGGTCGCCGAGACCGAGACCATCTCGAACGAGTGGTCGGGGGCAAAGGCCAGCGGCGATCACGCCGCCCAAGTGCAGATCGCCCAGCGGCTTCAGTCGGTCATGGAGCGCGAGTTCAACGCGGAAGCGGGCGAAGACCCGCTCACGGGGCCGATGACGAACAGCGCGGCGGCGAAGCTGACCGGCTGGGGCGGCATCACGATTATGACGCGCAACTGCATCGCCAAGGCGATGCGTGCGACGAACGACGCGAAGCCTGGCTACGGCGGCGACCCGATGCTGCTGGCGCGGAGAGTGCAGTTCGGGCTGGAGGAAGCGCGGCTCGCGTCCTCGCAGGGCGATGCGAAGAAAGCGGCGGGTGCGATGGTGCAGGCCACGGCGTATCGGCGAGCGATGCGCGAGTCGTCAATGGCGCGTGCGGGACAGGCGGCGGCGGTGAGTTCGACGTTGCAGACGCGGCTGGAGCGCGCGGCGGTTCCGCGACGCGCGCGAACACCTCGGGCCACGGCCACGACCGCACCCGCGCCTGCCAGCGATACGTGGGACAAGCTCACGGGCGGGTTGCGTCGTCCCCCGCTCAAGGACGAAATCAATCTCGCGATGCAGGAGTTCAAGATGGCGAACGGCTTCGAGAAGAACGAGCAGGGCGAATTGGTGCCCGTCATCGATGACCCGTGGACGGAGCAGGACGACGCTGCGCTGGAGGCCGAGATCGACGCGAAGATGGCCGCCGATGCGGCGAAGCTCGACGGGCATTCATCCGCGCCGCACGACAGCAAACCGCACGGGGTGTGAGGTTGACATGGACATCAAGAAGGAAGACTTAGAGGCGGCAGGGGCCGCGCTCGGCGCGGAGAGTGCCAGCCTCGATCTCGACTCAAAGTCGTGGGAAAAGTTCAATGCTGAGCGGAAGGCCAAGCGCCGCACCCGTCCTCGGCGGGCGAATGAGCGCGATTTCGAGACCGAGGATGGCGTGAACATCCAGTGGCAGGGCCAAGAGGTTACGGCCGACTTCACGTACAAGGCGACCGGCACCTTGGAGCCTGGGGAGCGGGCGACCTTCGATTATCCTGGGTCCGGCGCCTCGTTCGATATCGACAATGAGAGTGTTGAGATCAGGGCGGTCACGGGTTCTACTGGGGCCATAAAGATCACGCCAGACCTGAAGACGTTCGCGGAGCAGGAAGCGCTGAAGTACGCGAAGGACCACTTCGATGAATATCAGTCGCAGGTCTTTGAGGATGAGGCCAACGCGGACGAGGCGGCCGCTGACGCTGAAGCGGATCGGCGGATCGATGAGCGGCGAGGGGTCTGACATGGACGTCAAGAAGGAAGAGGCGGCAGGCCATGAGTGGACAGCGCGCCGACAACTCGGTTGACTTGGACTGGTCGAAGTGGAATGCCAAGCGGGGGAAGCTGGAG